TTACGAGGTAAACATCTTTGAGTAGGTTCTTTTTTATCCATTGTACCACAGGGCCCCTCAATTGTACCAGCAGTATTAATTTTTACCCAGTCTTCTTTTTTGAACCAATCTCTCAACGATTCTCTAACTATTTCTCTAAGACGGGATTCAGTAATCATTCGTAACTATTTACTTTTTTACCTTTAAATTTAATATCACCCTTACATACTTTTACAGCTCGACCCGAAAGATATGCTGATGATTTTTCACCTGCTGCTTTACGGGCTTTAATATAATCTTTTCCTCGCTTACAAAGTGAATCTTTTTTCTCGGATAAAATTTTAATTTCTTGAATTTGTTTAGTAATTTCTTCAACAGTAGCTTCAGGATTAGATTTTTTTAATTCTTTAATAGTTTCCATTAACCCATCCTCTACTCCAGGGGAAATACCAACCATAGTATCTATTTTGGGTTCATTAACTTCAAAATCTAAATATTGTTTAGCTGAGGTAATATAATCCTTAGCTTTAATTACTTTTGATTGCCACCAATGGGGAAAATCTACTTCACCTTCTATATTATCAAATTCAGAAACCATCTTATATAATGCTATAACATCTTTACCTAAAGTATAAAGGTTAGCTTTTAACATTCCAGGTTCATCATCTTGATGACCCAAATCTAAATCACCCTCTTCAACTTTTCCTCCTTTTTTCTTGATAATAGCTTTTTGAAGACCATCAGGTAGGTTATCTTTTTGTTTTCCCTTTAAAGCGGGATGATCATCATATTTATCTGTTTTTGCTTCTTCCATAGGTTTGGAAAGAGCATTTTTGATAATCTCTCTAAGTTTATCTTTTGATTCCATTTCGGCAATTTTTTTAGCTTTTGAAGTTGCGGTGCCATACATTACTTTTTCTGCATCGGCACCATATTTTTTAACAAGTGATTTTTTATTATCTAACATTCCCTTTATGATATCATCTCTTTTAGATAATTCTTGGGGGGACATTCCTTTTCTTTCATTCATTTCATTAGCATAAAGAGCTTTTAAGTATTCTTTAGCATCAGATGCATTATCAGAACACCCAATAGGTTTTTTAGAAATATTCTTATTATCATACTTCTTATGAACGCATTTACCTACTCTTTTATAAGGCATTTTATTGCATTCTAAGGGTTCTTAAAAACCGAGATTTTATATGTTCTTCTTCCTGTTCCTCTTTTATAATTTCTGACCTTGTAAAGTATGTAATAGTATTACCTATCTGAGTTACTAGTTTAGGATTATTTATTTTTTTAGCAGCATCTAATGCTTTTTCTAAAGCATTTTGAACTTCTTGCTCTTCAGGAGACAATTGTATACCTTCATCATCAACTACTTCAATTTCTTCCTTTTCTTCGGTTTCAATTTCTTCTTCCTGCTCTCTTACCTCTTTAGAACAATGCATCTCATTCATAATAGAGGTTTTAATTATTTCCTTTAGTTCTTCCTTGGTCATGGTATTAATGTTATATTTTATAAATATGTATCTCTGTAGTTAGAATTATTTTATTTTTTTAGATTCTAAATATTCAATTCCTTTATTTAAAGCTTCTTCTGCTCGTTCTTTGTTTATACCCCCATCCCATTTTTCTACATCACCGGCCTCAGTTATAAATGAGTTATTAGTTTCTTTTAGAGCTGCTTCCATAAATGAGGTATAATCCGTTATCATACCGTCTATATCAGTATTATGAATACCCTTTTTATATTCTTCCCATTTACCTTCTAATTTAAGAAGTTGTTCTTTTTCAATAACACAATCAAAACAAGTTTTATGGATCTTATAATATTGGGAATCAAATCTTTTTTTCATTAATGTGTTACATTCAGGGCAAAATAGGGGGGTTTTAAAAGCTTTTTTAGCCTTATCTAATTTCGTTATATTTTGTCTAATTCCCTCTTTTATAGTCCAAGTTTGACCTTTTTCTTCCCATATATCACCCTCTTTTCTTTTTATGTATCCCTTATTATAACCAACACTTTGGGTAATTTTATCTCCACTTTTCCCCTGTACCAGATTTCTTATCCTTTGAACATCTTTTTTATTAAATTCTTTTTTTAAAACATTATCTCTCATAAACCAAGTTCTTTTAATTTTTTAATTGTGCTAGCTGATGAAGTGTGGTGAATCCCAATACCACCCATTGCACTCCATGCATCAATAGTATCCTGTCTATCATCTATTAAAATGGCATTTCTCTTGGAATAATTGGGTTTATTTTTGGAAGATGCCATTTTCATTTTTACTCCAGGTAAATTACCATCTCTCCATTGTCTTTTTCCTAATCTGGAAACGGGGTTCATAGATGGTGCGGTTAAAATAATAGGATTATATTTTTGAATATAACTCCAATATTCTTTACCATCGGACATCCATTCCATGTTAGCCCAAAAATCTAACCCTCCAATATTATCAACTAAATTCCAAAACTTTTTCAACCCAAATTTATTTTCATAATCTTTAGGTGCAATACCCTTAGAAAATTCTTTAAATCTACTATCGAAGTCAGTTAATACACCATCCATATCGGAATAAATAGTATATTTAGTTTCTATTTTTTCTTCTTGCTCTTCTAAACCACGAGCTAATTCATAGGCAAAAGCAGATATCCCAAAAGGATCTTTTATTTTTTTCTTTTCGTGTAATTGGCTATCTGTGTAATTCCTAAAATTAATATTGCCTTCTAAATACGCTTCCTTTTCTATATTTTCGAGATAATCATTTTCTAAAGTATTAGTAGTATTAATACCTTTTAATTTACCCTCTAAATTTTGTTGATGGTGAATCATTTCATGGGAGAATGACCTAACAATATCTTTTGGATGTCTACCTTCAGTATATAATACAATAGTCATTGCCTTAGGGTCATAATATGCTGTTTTACCTAAAAATTCTTGGGCATTTTCCTGATCACCATGTTTAAAAATAACATTAGGTAAAGGAGTAATATTTTCCCCTTTTTCTAACATATGTTTAGTTAGATTTAGGATTTGTTGTCTATAATCTATACTATCAGAGTAAGTAGCATTTTCATTAATGTTAGTAGTAGTTTTTAAAGTCTTAGCTAACTGTAATGCTTTATAATATTTTTGGTTTTTGTCTCCTAGTTGAGCTCCTTTCTTTTTAGGATCTTTATCCATTTTTTTCAAACGTGATATTTCTTTTTTAATTAAAGATAACGGAACTTTTTCCCCTTTTTTTATTCCTAGTCTTTTTCTAACAGTACCCTGTTTTAAATTACCTGCCTTTTTACCTTTAGCAGCCATTTTTTCATAAGTGTCTCCTTCATCTACGGGTTCATATGCTGATCCGTAAGGAGAGGATTTACCTTTATGCTTTTCTTGTGATTTAGGATCTATATTATCTGTAATATCTCTATAACTGCTAGCAGGAGGGAATTCCTCCATTTTTTTAATAGCTTGAGCCTTAGTATTAAAGGGACCGAATTCTTGTTTAATGCCAGCACCCAGTGGGTCATCCTGTCTATAATAATATTTATTACCTCTTTTTTCTATAGCTCTGTATCTTGTACCTACATTACTCTTAGCAAATCCCTTTAAACTTTCGTCTTGTTGTTTTAAACGTTTAGTTTTTTCCTTGGATTTTTCTTTTCTATTAGTAATATAATCTAAAGCTCTTTTTAATCTGCTTTTAGTATCTGGATCTTTAGAATTTTGATAAGCTGCTCTTACCCTTTGATGAATTAAATTAATTATTTGAGATTGACGGGCATGAGATTTAGCTTTAAATGATTTTTTATTTAAAGTATCTACTATATCTTCCTTAGTTCTAAATTTAATTTTTACTGTATCCTTAGGATCTTCATCTGTGTATAAACGTCTTTTAGAACCCTCAGGTTTTTTACCCGTTCCGGTTTTTGGATCTTTTTTCTTATGACCCCCCTCATTTATTTTTTTAGATACCATAGTATAAATTTGTTCTTTTTCCTCAAGGGATAGGTTATTAGGTAATAAAGAAAAAAAACCGGTTTTATCATTATTTCTTATATATTCTCTAGCCTTAGTACCACTAATCCCTTTATCTGCAGTTTCAATAGTGATTGGAGTAAGATTAGGGTAATTATCCTTTTTAGTAGTAAGATGTTTAGTCCTTAATGCTATGTCTGCCTCATCATCTTCTTTACCCTGCCTTTTACCTAAAAACCATTTATATTCATTTTGGGGATTATCCTTTGCAAGGTTATAAACAGTGCGGATAGGAGTAGAAACAGGTAGTATTTCAACTTTTAAAGGTAAGTACTTTAAATACATATCCCATATGACTAAAGAATCAGATTGATCTATACCACCCCTTTCCTTTTGACCTACTATAACTATAAGTGAATCAATATCAGGATTATTTTCGAGAGCTTGTTTTACTACTTCAAAATGTCCCTTAGTTGGTGGTTTAAACCCACCTCCATATAGCCCTATTTTAGCCATTTAAAAATTGTTTTAATCTCATTTGTGCCTCTTCCTTAGATATTGTGTATGATAAAATATCATATAGAAATTCTTCACCTAACATATCCTGGATTTCAGCATTTAATTTAGCTTTTTGTTCTTCAGATCTTTTTTGCTGTGCTGGTGTTTTAGGCTTAGTATTTTTAGGTGTATATGGTTTTAGATATTTTTTAATAATTTTCTCTATATCTTCAAGTTTATCACCCTTTAATGTATTAGCTACAGCTATAAAATTAGGTGTGAATAAATCAAAATAGGGTTTTATATTATCTGTTACGCTTTTCCAAGTACGCATTACAATAGCAGGTGCTAAACTTCTATCTTCACCACCTGACTTTTCGAATCGTTTTTCATTTTGTTTTAGAGAACGTTCTAAATCAGTATAAACATAAAGCATCATTATTTCATACCCTGCTTCTTCTAACTGTTGTTTTAACTCAGCAGTTTTATTATATGAGGCAGCGGTGCCATCTAACACAAATGATTGTTTACCATCTATTACGCCTTGCAATTCACCCTTAAATTCCTTGTTGGATGCAGCCATTTGTTTGGCTTGTTCAACTCTATCTTCGGGTGTAGCATTCTTTAAATCTAAGCTAACATTAGCTTGTTTAAGATTTTTAATAAAAATATCATCTACATTGAGTATTTTAAGCCCCCCTAAATTAAGATCTTTTAAAATAGATCCTTTTCCAGCTCCAGGGGCACCTGCTAAAATAACAGCTTTAGGTTTATCAGCTTGTTCTTTCAATAGTTGTATCAATGATATCATTATTATAAATATTACAACTCTCTCTTGACTGTTGTTTTAAATTCTGTAAAAATAGGTGAATGCTTTGGATTTTCTAAATCAAATAATTTTTTAACTGTTTGGAAAATATCAATATTTTCTTCCTGTGTTCTTTTAGATTCATACATTTCCCATCCTTTACCTTGCATTTTACCTTTAGCAGGTTTCCTTTTAGATGATTTTAACCATAGTATTCCATACCTGTCTGGGGTTTTGCCATAACATTCCTCATAGCATTTACCATATATAGCGGTTTGCAAATCATAGACAGTTTGTAAATGGTTAGATGTTTTAAAGTCTACAATCCACATTTCACCATCTATTTCACAAACCATATCACAAGTACCGGCTACTTTTAATTCATCTGAGAATAAATGGACTTCAGTTTCAATTAATGTAGGTTTATACTCTTCCCACCATTCAACAAAACGTAAAAACATCTGCCATACATCAGGATGATATTGTGGGCTTCCGTAATCACTTAGGAAATTAAGCTCTTTACCATTTAGATACTGTTCAATCATTTCATGAACTTGAGTACCCTCTTCTCCTGCTTTTTTAACTATAAAGTCAGCAGAGTATCCTACTTTTTTAAGCCAGTCTTGGAAAAATTTGCCCTTAGGGTAGTAACTTAACACATAAGTTATAGAAGGGTAATAATCACCATTCCTTCTATAATATCTAGCATCAGGTAAAGTTATTTGTTTAGCATCAGAAGATATTTCGATTATCCTATTATAGGATTTTTTTACATTTCTTTTCATATTAAAGATAATTTTTTTTCAAATAGGTTTTCATAAGTTAACTTCTTAGAAGTTTGGACTAATTTAGTAAAATCAATAAAACCCATTTCATTAGGATCTTTATCTTTTAATTCCACAAGGTAAACTTTTTTACCCACATTTAGAAATTCTTCAGCGAATTCTAAAGCTCTTACCATAGCATCAGTATCTAATGCTAAATAAATTTTTTCAACTGTAGATAATACTATTTTCTTCATTAAAGATTTTTGAATATTTTTCCCCAATAAGGGAATAGCATTACGTTTAATACTAATAGCATCAAAGGGACCTTCACACAATATAATAGGAAGATTCCAATTTATAAAAAATTCAAAAGGTATAATATCTCTTGACCAGCTAGGGTTTCTATACTTTACATAGGGGTCTTTTTCAAATGACCTAGCTGTAAAATAATTTAAATCACCATTAATATCATAGGAAGGGATAATTACCATTTTAGCATATAAACCACTTTCACAATATCCTATATTATATTTTATGATATCATTATCAGTTAATCCCCTACGTTTAAGGTATGAATGTGCATGTTTAGCTATGATATCATTATTGTTTAATATGTTGCGATACTCTTTTGGCAGACGTAAAGTATCTGCAGATACATCGTGTTTATCTTCGTAATCATAGACCTTAACTAATGACTTTAGTTCTTGGAATTTAGAAAAATCAGCTTTAATTTTTTTAAATAAAACTGATATTCTGCTACCTTTAGTATTGCAAACCCAACAATTCCAGGGGTTTAAACCCTTTTTGTTAGTAGTGAAATTAATTTCTAATTTAGGTTTAGAATGATTACAATAAGGGCAAGTATAAGCATAATTCCCTCTTGCAGTTTTCTTACCAGTTCCTAAAACTGAATTAGTCAAATTGACTAATAATTCGTTTACCATATTAATCTTTATAATTCTCTAGATCAGATCTAAAAAATTTACCTAAAATGTTGGCGTTAATATACGAAGGATTTTCCAGGACTTCAAACATCATTTGATATTTTGTTTCACTGTATGTAAGTTCTTTTTTAGAATAGCAAATTTGGATTATTTCTCGCGTAAATTCCTCTTGTTTATTTTCCTTAAGTAGTCCCTTTATATAATCATGAGAACCATAATAACCTTTCCAATTACCTTCTTTTACTACTTTCCTCCAGCGTTTGTACCCCTTAAGAGGGGGAAGTTTTTTATTAAAAAATAATTGTTTTTTACCAATATACTTTTTACCTGTAGGTGTATGAGTTACCTCATAAATAAAACCAAATGTATTTTCGGGAAATTGTGAAATATCTACTATTTCATTCCCTTCATAAGTCCAATTCATTAAAACATATCTAAGTTAACCATTATTGTTGTATCTGTAAATTGAGATACAGGGAGGGGTTTAGCAAGTTTAGCAACTGCTAATAAATCATAAGTATTATTATACATCCCTACAGTAGTAATATAAGGGGTGAAATAAGAACCAGTGGCAAAATCATAATAAGTATCAGAATTTACATCATTGCCTTTTATTATAGTGGGATTAAGGGAAAATTGGTATTCATTTTCTGTTATTCTAGCAGCGTATTGTGATTCATTTAACGTTAAGGTACTTTCAAAAGAACACGTAACATTAGATCCCGTCATAAAAGCATCAAATCCTGGTGCTTCACCATATAAATCTGTTCCATAAACCGCTGTGCCATATAGTGAATCATATGCATCCTCACTTTCTACTGTAACAATAGCTAACCCATGTTCATATATAATATTACCTAATTGATTACCATCTTGGTCAAATAAATTCCCCTCCCCATCATCTGTCATTGTAGTAGAATTCTCTTTATATCTAAAAGTACCAGGTTTAATATACTCCCCAAATACTTTAGAAGGTATAGATATTACTCCTATTCTAGCATCAGATTGTGTAGGAAATTCTCTTCTGGGTACCAGATCAGATGATAAATAATTATAATAATTAGTAGTAGCTCCAGGTCCTGTTATAGTTAAATCAGGATTAAAAGAAGCCGTTGACGCATTACTACCCGAGGCATCTAATAAAAAATTAGAATAATAAAGTTGTTCAACTGATTTATATAATAATCTTTCTGGGATTAATGATATTTGACCTGTTGTTACTTCTTGCAGTATGTTATTAGTAGGTGTAGAATTTTTACCTATAAATCTATCTATTCCTACATCAGATTTTGTAAATTCAGAGGTTCCCCTAAAAGTAAAACTTTTATTAACTTTAAAGGGTGATACTACAACATCCTTGGCATTGAATTGTTTGAAGGAACTCATTCACCTTAAAAATCTAATTTAACCCTAATTAATGCTTCTTTAGTAAAGTCTTTTAATAAAGGTCTAGATAATTTGGATACAGCTAATAATTCATTAGCATCATTATACATTCCTACTGTAGTAATATAAACTTGGGGTTGATTTATAAAATTAGAATAAATTACTTCTCCAGTTGAACCTGATATAAATGATGGGTTTTCGGAATAATTAAATTCTCCATTTCTAATTCTAGCAAAAACAAAATCAGATGAAATAGTTTCTTGGGAATTGAGTTGGAAGTTACCCCCTAATCTAATAGCGTTATATAAAGTTTGGTTATTTAAACCATTTGAGTTATTAGTTCTATTAGCATCAACATGTATAGATTGTGATATAGCGTGTGGGTTAAGTAATATAGTTCCTATATCTGGGAAAAATAAACCATAAGAACCACTACCTGCTACGAACCCATCTGTACCTACTGCATTACCATTAGAACCCGATACTACTTGAAGTACTCTAGTAGACCCCAAAAATGTATTAACTAATGTGTCCTTAGAGTCATTAGTTAAATTAATTTTACCAAATCCATCTGAACCCGATAGGGATAAATTAAATGTTTCAGGAAATAGTGATTCTTTATATCTAGCTCTTTCAACAGATATTACAAAAAAGTTATCAGCTGTTAAAGTATTAGTACCACTACCAAAAATAAAATTAGCATTTTCATCTTCTAATATTAGGGATCTATATTGTCCAAAATTAGATAAAGTAGGGGTTTTGCCCACTACTCCTGGATTATAGTAAACAGAACCACTTCCTTTTAAATCAGCATATGCTATATCAAATTGTACATCTGCAAGTGAAGCAGATATTGAAGGGTCTACTTGATATGCACTCATGTAAAAATCACCAGAAGATCCATTTTTCTGGATTGAAGAGGTGAAAAATGAAGTTAACGTAGGATTACCTGTGGACCAAGCAGGACCAGTAATTGAATCACTACTAACTACTATATCCTCAGTGTCAAATCTTTTAAAACTCATTATACGTTAGTTTTTGTTATTGTTAATGGAATAGTTAATCTAGCTCCCGAATCTATTCCTACAAATGTAAGAGTAGTTCTAATTTGTGCCCCTGTGGCCGAGGTTTCTCCAAATAAAGTATTTACTGTAGTGGCTCTAAGGTTAATTTGTGAACCTATTACAGTTTGAGAAACATTAGTTCCTAAAGTTCGATTAACCGCACTAGAATTTTGGGTTTGTGCTGCAGCTGTATCAATGCCTATACCTGTAAAAGTATTAAGTACTCTAACATCCGCTATAGTACATGAGTAGCCCGAAGTCTCATTAGCATTAGCAGCTCCTAAAAAGTTAAGAGTTTGAGGAGTTATAGCTAATGAAGCTCCTTGTTTCAAGGTAATAGCAGCAAATCCTAAATCCAATACAGGTAATTTAGCAGTACCTCTAGGGAGAGTAGCTAACTTATATTTCATTATTTGTGTATCATCCGGAAAGGCTTCTAATAAAGGCATATTATCAATAGCCTCCCCATAAAAAGTAGAACCTGAGGGATGGTTTGGATTATAAAGTGTATAATCTATTTCATCATCTGCAACCGCGAATTGTGTAATTTGAAAAGAACCATCATTTCTAGCTAACAGTTCTCTACCTTTTTTAGTAAGGATAGCATCCACTGTAACTATCTGATTATTTAAATATCCCATTTTTATTTTATTTATAAATATACTAAATTAAATTTTCCTATTTATTATTTAAAACTCCTTCTTTAACTAGATCCGAAATTATAAGATCTATATTTTCCCCTAATTCTTCCGATATTAAAGTATTTTTCATAACCCCCTTAGTAGTAGCAAATGAAGAAGAAGGTGGTACTAAATCTATTAATACCGATGTGCCATCAGGATTATATCTTCTTAATAAAAATTGATTTAAATCCACTCTAGGAGGAACTTCAGGTTGCACATTAAGAATATAACTTCCTGAAGTACTACCATTTTCCGATAATGTTACATCATATATTTTAAATGCTAAGGCTTCAGTTCCTTCAAATCTTAGTTCATCTCCTTTTCTAAATGTAAAGTTTTCATTAATAGGTTTAAATGTACTTTCTTGTAAAGGTAACTGTTGGCTTATATCAAAAAATTGTGACATTGAGATAGAAGCAGTTACTGTATTAGTGAAATTACTACCTGTCTGAAAAAACTCAGGTTGAATTGTAATAGTAGGAAATAATGTAGGTCTTCCTCTAAGTAACTCTCCGGTTAATTCAAAATCAAAGAGAATAGGATTTTCTAAAACTAATTTTAAAAATATTTGATCGGCAGAAACTACCTCAGTATTTAAAGATTCCAATGTTATACTTTGTAAAGGTTCTATACCATTTGGGAATGATGGATCAAAATTACGTCTATATACAATTGTTTCTTCCGCTAATACCGTTTGAACTGATGATCTTTCTTTTATTAATTGTAGTCTTGCTACAGGGGTATTTTCATAAAATGAATAACCATTACCTTGTTGTAAACCTAAAATATTAGTCCTAGCAAAACCAGATATTCCTCCACTAAATTTTATCCTGTTACTGGGGATGGGGTTAGAAGGAAAAGTATAAATTCCAGTAGTATTATTAAATCCACCAGCATAATCTGTAACAGATGGGGTATAATTTACACCTGTACCGCCTATTACATGTTCTAAACTAGTATCTAAAGATAATCCTGGTAATTGTGCACCATTAGCATAAAATGCATAATTAATTTCTTCATCTCCTATTCCTTGGAAGGTTAAAGTAGATACAAAAGCATCACTAGCATTAGATACATCATTTATGGATACTTTTTGTGTAGTTAAAATAGGATCTACTCTTCTAGCCCCATAAAGGACATTAGCCGAGGTGTTAAAGTTATCTAAGTTAATTCCCACTGCAGCATTTACTAAAGATGGATCATCTGTCTGTAGAGTATCCTCTAATGCTATATCTACCTTATCACCACTTTCAAACGTTCCTTCAACATTAAAAAAAGTAGGTGAATTCAAAAGAGGTTTAAAAGCATTACCCTGAGAATCTATTAAATATGCTAGTTTAACCTGTGTAGCATTTTCTAATTCAGGTGAAGCAGGTACTAATAATTGGAAATAACTGAAAAATGGTTTTACTCTTTGTATAACTGGAGTTTTCCCAAATGATATGTCACCACCCCATCTTGTACCATCCTTAAGTAAAGCACCAGGTGCATTATAAGCATTAATATCTAAGGCTTGTAATTTTGAACCTTCATATCTAAGTAAAATTCTAGATTTTTGTGTATAATTAGAATCCGGGGTTTGTGCAGGAACAGCATCATTATTAATTATAGGAACTACATTAGTAGGAGTTAATAAACCTGTTGAGTAGTCTACATCTTGATATGTTGTAGAGTTCCTATTTTCTATTGAGTTGTTGAATAAAGGTTGACAATCAAAGGCTCTTTGAAAATCTTCATTTCCATCTATTAAAAAAGATGGTTCTATACTAAGTAGTGAAGAAGTAGGATTTAGGTCACTTACTGTATTTACATGATTAACAGCAAAAGAAGATGCAGAAATATTTAAGGATCCCGAGCCCTTTATTAATGTCTTTTGATCATTAAAACGAATGTTAGCCTGCAATCCTAATCTATCCCCTGTAACTAGGGCAGTAGTATTTGCTACTTTTGTTCTTAAATCTAAATCAAATTGTGTGGTAAGTGAACTACCAGGATTGAGTCCTACGCTAATCCCGTTTTGTAAAAACACATAATTACTAGTTTTATTAATTAATTGTATATCTACAAAATACTGAACAGGGCTTATACCCTCAGTATTATCAAAAGTATAAGATCCAGAAGCTGATCCTGTAATTGATAAAAATCTATTATTAGTAAGGGGACAAGCGTATTCACCCGTAGATAAATCAAATAAGTTTTCTGGGTCTGTTTCAGTATCAAAATTCGAAATGGGAACCACATAGTTAAAATGTGTAAAACTAGCAGAAACGGGTTCACTAACTCTTATATCAACTAATGATGAAGTCTTAGTAGCAGATGCCGAATAATTAATAAAGTTAGAAGTAAAATTATCCGAATCATATGTAAATGTAGGGGATATAACATCGAATTCAGCAAAGTTATTTCCTCCCCCTGCAAATGATATATTTACATTTTTATTATTTCCTATAAAATCAAAAGTAATATTATCTAAGGAGGGTAAAATACTAGATAAATCTACTCCTGTTCTAGTAGTATTGGATATTTTAATTTTTTCAAACCTAGTGGGAGAAGGATTAATATTAGTAAAGAAAAATATTTCACCACTTCTAGGAGATGTTCTAGGATTTTCAAAGGGAGCTAATGAAGTAGTAATAGGATTGTAAATAAATCTATCATACTCATGTAATAATTCTCCCCCTTGAATGCTAACATTTAAGAATTTTTTACATCCAGGATTTAAGGATTGAGTAGTTACTATTAAAGTGGAACCATTAAACTCTCCATTATAAAATTCATCTTGGTTACTTATTAAGGTATTTACACTACCTGATAAAGTGGAAACGGTTTCTATAAAGGATTGAGAAATATCAAAACCAAATTTTTCAGTAGGACCACTACCAGAAGTACCATAGGGGTGAAAATGAATAGAATTAAATTTCTCAAATGAACCCCCAGTTCCCCCCGTAAACACTTGAACGGGAGAACCCGTTATAAATCCTCTTGGTTGAGATTTAATAGATCCCTCTAGTGATATATCCTGAAAAGATAATTGACTATTATTACCTGTTGGTGATATTCCATTTACAGCCGAACCAGTTTCAGGGGTTTTAGCTATAGCAGTATTTATGTTAACTTGGGGAGGTCTTACTCTATTTCTTTCTAATAAATGTTGTTTGACTACTATACCTGTAGAAACTGAAGTTCTGGCAGGTACATAGTTTTTAATAGCTTTAAATAAAGAATTATCTATATATTTGATTAACCTATAGTAATCATTTGCATTATCTTTAACATATTTTTCAAAATATTTTAGAGATATATCTCTTAATCCATCATAATATTCAAGAGATGAAGATAAGTTTCGTGGGTCAGCTAATTGTTCAGTAATATTATTATTAAACCCTAATTCGTGGATTATGTCATCATTTATCTCATCCTGGGGTGAGAATGCTACTTCGAGTAAATTAGTATCTTCCGTAAATGATTGGGAAACTTCATAATTCTGTTGAATTGATCTAAGTGATGATAAAGTGCTTTCATAAACTACATTATCAACAACACGTACTTTATCATCTACCCTATTTTTAATTCCTAAATTAGGTTGGTTTAAGAATTGGGTTTCTCTATTTGCTTGATATAACCCATTTACATTATATGTGTTAGTATCAGTGCCTCTTGAAGTAAAAGATGAGGTTGGGGTAAAGAGTCCTGTTACTTTCGGATGGATTGATTGATATTCAGGATTTGTAAGAGAACCCGTTATTGACCAATCTTCTCCTTCCCTAGTTCTAAATGCAAGAGTTTCTACCGGTGAGAGGGATCCTGTTAAATATCCTGTCTCAATCGATAAGGGATCCATAATATGATTATGAAATGCTTCTTCCGATAAAAGGTTTGTCCAGTATCTGTATTCTTGAAATGATCCTGAGAATTTTAGGGATCCGCTTTTTCCGGTTCCAAAGAATCTATTAGCACCTCCGGTTCCTGAGTTAGCAAGATTAGCATTACGATATCCTAATGTATCAGCATATGCAGGAACTGTTATAGATGTACTTCCAGTAAAACCTAATTGAGTTCCATCATTACCATTGTAAATTTTATCACCAGTATTAAGGTTAAATTTATTAGAACCACTATCATATTGTAACATTACGTTCCACCAATCCTGATTGTAGAATGGTAGATTAATAGATGATGAATAGTATTGTGTTGAGCCACTTACATATAATGCTAGATCCGCATATTGATTATTAGGGTCAAAGGTACTACCTGAAAATGAGCCTGTAGCTGATCCCGATCCGAAATACTCTAGTGTAATTGCTAAGGATGAGGAGGCTGTAGAGCCTACAACACCACTATCTTTTAGTATAAATAATTCTTCCCTTATTGGTGTATTTGTTAAACCTGTACAGTTAGGTAGAGTGTTAGGATTAATTCTTGATTTAAATCTAAATTCAACAGTTCTTGGAACATTAGGATCTACTCCCCAATCTGAATTAAGTCCAGTGTCGGGTGTTCCTTTATTTGCAAAAACTGAAGTGAAGTGGTTAGAGCTTCCTGTAGATACTAGTTCTTTATTATATATTCTTCTATATAAGTCCCAATCATTAGCATTTACTTTATCTTTACCTCCAAATTCATTTATTCTTAGTACAGTATTTGGTAAACCCCAAATATTAATTAAACTTCTTAAGCCCGAGACTGTACCTTTTTTCTTAGCTAAGTAAACTAGATTATGATATAATCTTTTGTAAATTTCTTTACTTACATCATTTATAGGAATAGGAGTATTACTTGCTGATATAGCAGTGGTAATTAATTCCTGATTAGTTTCAGTAAAATATGACCCAGATTCATTTATACCTATTAAGCTGGTAAAAATGTCATTGTTATCAAAATTATTACCATAAATATCATATCCAAAAGATTTAAGTGTTTCTTCAACTAGTTCAGGGGGTACCCCAGTTTCTAAATTATTGGATGCTTTAAGTTTATCTGTTATAGATTTAATGTATAACCATAATTCATCAAAATGTTGTCCTGCTAAATTTACAAATTTTAAATAATTATCATTGCTGGAGTTTTCTCTTATAAATTCGGGAATAGTGTATTTTAGATTGCTGGGGTTATCTTCATCAAACCTAGAGGCATTTAATAAAGCACCTCCATAATTAGCACTACCTACTATATCACTACCTAACCAAGTTAATACCTCAGCACTACCTGTAGATTGTAATCTATAAGGAGCATTATTATTTAATTTAGGATAGGCATCTGAACTACTATTATAGTATAAGAAATATTCAAACCCATCAAAGTTTCTAATAGTTTCTGTTATTCTATCTTCAAATATTTTAAAAGAAGTAAGAGTAGTAGAAGAACCCGAAGATGACCCAGTAATAATCCTTAAACTATTTATAGAATTTTGATTAGATTCTATTTGGCCTACTTTGTAGTAAAAATTTTCTAATCTTTCTTTAGCAGAAGAAAAGTGAACAAAATCATTATAATCGACAATAGAATAACTAGGGTGGAGTGGAATTCCGGTTTGATTAAGTAAATAACTAGTTTGGTCTAGGGAAGCAGTAAAGGAAGAAGTTGTTAAAGAAGTTAAATTTTTATATTCCGAAGAATTATTTATCTTATCTTTAATTTTTAAATTTGTATTAGGTCCCTTAATACTAATAGTATTATCTATTGGTATTGTGATATCGGGGAAATCAACTTCAAATGCTTGTGTTTCGGATACCTTACTTACTAATTCTAATTCTGTTTTAGTAGTAATGTCATCACGTAGAGGGGTATATAATTTTACTAAGAATGATGTAGGAGACGTAGTATTATCTAACTGTATGTTTACAGCTATAAAATAATCATTATTTCCAAAATTGAGGTAAAGTTCATCAAAGTAATTTAGACCATCTATTTTACTTTTTAATGAAGAAACTTCTTCTCTTATATCTTCACTAGTTAAAACATTAGATTGTAATCTAATTTCTGTTCTATCAGGTGATATTTCGGATATAAAAACGTCACTTATTTCAGAAGTAATAAAATTATAAACTGTAAATATAGATCCCCTATTAAATCCATTTCTAACTGCATCAACTTGAGGTTGAAGAATGATTTCATCTATTTCATTAGGGTCAGCACTTATATTATTTTCTATTCTATATTCCCTAAAATCATCATCATATAAGACTAAATTTCTAGATATATCATAAATAAAAAACTCTATTCTATCTACAAGGGGATCAAAAAATGATTCTATTTCTGAGTTACTAATAAGACTTCGATCATCCGCCTCAAATATCTGGGATGAATAATTATCAGGATTTACTACTGATACTCTAGCCCTATTAGGATCATATCGTAGGATTTCTTCATTGTCTGTATGAACAGCCCCTCCCATTGGAGTACCATCTGGCATTATGTGATAACTTCCTATATATGGTCTACCATCAAGATATTGTAATAATCCTCCTTCAGTGTATAAAATAGCTCCCATTATAATTTATTTAATATTAACCTCCACTATATCCAGTACTACTTCCTCCAGTAGTTAAATTTCCTCCACTTGATATAGCGGAAGTAGATCTAACTCCTGCTATACTAGCTCCCGTAGCTAATTCTTGTCTATCCGTTGTTAATACCCCAGTAGAAAACTGTTGTACTAATTCTAAATTTTGTCTTCTAATTTCCAAATTTTGTTCTCTTAACTCTGTTATTTCATCAAGTAAAGCTTGTATAGTTTCATTTTGTTCCTCAAACCCTACATACTCTGTTGATTGTTTAATAATAAATTCATGTGAATTAACATCTCCTAATTTTGGTATCTCTAAAAAGAAATTTTGATACAACGTAAAAAAATCTTCTACATTAGCCAAACTTATATCAAAAAAAGTTTCATCTGGTATATTTACTAGTTGGGAAAATTCAGTATCAATAGTTTGATTAAATTGTTGTTTATTAAAAACTTGTCTAGTAAATCCTATGCTTTGTTTACTCATCCCTCTATTACTTTAAAATTTAAATCTTGGTCAAATATTTTAGTTTCGCCCTCTATAGTAGTTTGAACTAAAACAGTATAATATCTTTCGGGTTCCAATCCATTCATATAAACCTTGAAGAATGAAGATTCTTCATCTGCACTTATTTTAGTAAATTGAGAATCAAAATCTATTATATATTCATTTGTTTTACTATCTTTAATAGCATATAAAGAAGAAGCAGAAGGTAAGTAAAAATTACTAGTATAAGATGATGCAGTTAGATATGTTCTAACTGGATATTTTTCTATAGCATTTACTCTAAATTTAGCTATTTCTTCTGGGTAGTACTCGTTTTTATTATTAGGTATAGCTATTAATGCTTCACTAGTAGTTAATTCGACATTAGTAGAAGAACCTGTACTCCATATTGCATCATCCCATTTAATTTCTAGTTGGGGTGGATAAATTGTATTAGTATCTCTAGAAAAGAATTTTAATTCCGTTCTAGAATTAATGTCATCAACAAATTCTTGGGATTCCTCTTGTCTTACTATAAACCCATAATTAGTAAATAAAGAAGAACCCCAGTTATTAACAATTTGAGTTACATTTACATTTAAATCCAGACTACTATAAAAATCAAAAGATTGAGAGTTTTGTGGGTTTGTAATACTTGCTGTATACCATGCTCCTCCTCCTTGGTTATTTGAACCTGAGTATGAACCTGTTATTCCCGAGGTGGGGTTATCTGTACTCCAAGTTCCATTACCTTCAGATAGTCTTGTATTCCAACTACATCCATTTTTAACTACAGGATCAGCAAGATAAATCCCTGATCCCATATTCCAATTTTGGCCTACAGCATTAACTAAAAGTATAGTATCTGATGTTAATCCTCTTACATTAGCTGAATATATTCTTAAAAAAGATGTGGTTGATGCTCCGTTAGCTATATTATTAACTACATTATTAATTTCATTAAGATCAAACTGCACTAAAAATCTAGAAGCTTGAGGACTAGGCCCTATTTCTCCAGATTCTGCTTGTGTTCTAGTACTAAAGAAATCAGTAGTAGTCTCAATTATAGAATCTAGCCCAGTATTCATATTAGGAAATCCCGAATATAAAGTAGCATCTTTAGTAGGAAATAATTTATAAATAGCCATAATATTATATTAATATTCCAGGGGGGATTGGGTTAAATGAATCAGCATAGGTATTTAGCGGAGTAAATGGGTGAGTAGTGGTGAAACCCGCAAATTGACCACCTATCCTAGTAGTATAAGGCACATTAATAGGCCCCCCATTAGGAAATGGATTTTCTACATCTAAATTAGTTAATCCTGGGGTAGCTTGTAAAGCTCCTTCTCCCCTAGTTGCACCTTGGGATGTGCCGGAATATGGTTTAGTAGGGGTATAAAAATGTGTAAAATTAGAGTTTGGGTCATTAATAGGACCACCAGCAGGATCCCCATTTTCTAAATCTAAATTAGTTTTATCAAAACTATTTTCTAAAAAATTTCCTGTATTGGGTTCCGGTTGAGGTAATTGAGATGAATCATAATTAGATATAGGAACTGGTGTTCGTAATTGTACTGTATCTGGTGTGGGCATGGTTATAATTATTTTATAATGGTACTACTCTTCCTCTAATATCTTGATTAGGGAATTTTACTTCAAAAATCATTGGGTCTAAAGATGGATAAACTACTTGATCTATAGTTGCTCCTTCAATATCATAAGAATAATCACTATAACCCCTATCCCCACCAGCTTCATTAGTTATTCGTATGTTTTTAACTGTTTGGATCCCACTAATATTAGATAGTAAAGTATTTACATCAGTAATTAAAATAGGTTCATTTATTTCAAAATTATCTACATTAAAGAATGATCTTAGAGAACTTGCACAATTGGTTAAGACTTGGTCATTATTAAAATTAGGTCTTACAACAATATCAAATTCCACAGCTATATTAATAACAAATGCATTTTTTATTCTAACTGAATCTCCTACCATTCTGTATTCAGATAAGTATGTCCTTAGATTCTTTTTTAAACCCTGGGAAGCTGAAATTAAATTACCATTGTTGTCTTGGGATAAAACATATAAATCTAATACTGTTGGTGTTTCTCCAGGGTTTAAATTTGATCTCCGAGTTGGTGTGGTATATGCCTTGGATATAGTCCCAAACTCAGGGGGCATAGAAAGGGCTCTAATTAAATAATCTTGAGGTGTGACAGTTCTTAATTGGTTTTGAAAATTACCTAGAGCATTTTGTCTTACTTCTTCTACAGTATCTCCATCTGATCCCCCATCAGCAGCTAATCTATTATTAGTAGCTAATGAATTAAAAATAGTATTGGATAAAGCTATATTACTTAAAGAAGTAGGAGTTCTAAATACTATTCCATCTTTATTTAGATTAGTTAAAGTATTAGCAGGAGTATTAGCACCAACTCCTCCACCGGTTAGGTATCTTACTGTTAAAGTAGTATTAGAGGGTGCTATTCCATAAGTATCTGAAAATACAAAATTAGTAGGTGAAAATGCAGTAGTTAGTTTATCCTGTTGAAAAGGTAACCCTAAACCTACATTATTAGGATTAGGAACTATTTCTTCATCATTATCTGATGTAGTACCTGCTCCAAATTCTATCTGTAGATTTTCTCTATCTAAAAATCTAGTAGTGAATCTTCTTTGAACCTTTTTTAATTTTAATAAATGGCTTGTAGTATTATCTGCAGAAATATTAGGATCATTAGGATTAGTATTTTTTATGGAATCAAAAACTGATTCTTGTGCTAAATTTGGAACTTCAAAATATTCATTTCCATTACTATCAAATATATCTAATATTCCTATAATATTATTATTATTAATGGTTCTAGTGGTAAATTTTTCAGGAGAGGCAAAACTAAAATTGGATGTATTAATAGTAGAAGATATAGCTTTTCGTGTTTTCTTTAATAGAAAAAATTCTGGTTGAGTATTGGAAACTTGATACACAGTAATTTCAGTAGGATCTAATGATGAAGAAACAGTAAAGTCTATACTATCTTCTATAATAAATTCTACGCTTTGGTCTATAAAACTTGATACAACAGTATTTGCTGGAATATTCAAAGCATAATTAAAATCTGGCACTCTAGCTCCATTTACGGTTTTAGCGGGAAGTTGTTGGAAAAAATCTATATCCACTGTTGCTGCTGTAGTTACCTTAGGTCTATACCCTAAAAGATATGCTAAATTAAAGATATTACTAGTTTGTCTAGCCCTTTGAATGTAAGTTTCTTGAATTTGATTATCTATGTAAAAAGATAATACATCCCCTACATATGCTGCCATTTCCATAAATAACATTCCCGTAGAAGAGGGAGAAAAATCATTAAAAGTGTTAGGAAAATAGGTTTTGGTATACTCTATTAATCTATTTCTTAAACTATTAAAATCTTTATTTATATACCTTATGTCTCTTTTTAATTCTGCCATTATGTTAAATTAATGTCTATTGAATCCGATATTCCAAAGTCCTGAATTGAATAAACTATAGATAATTGGATAGTATTGATATCCTCATTTCTTTTTAATTGATACTGTTGTATTTTAACAGTAGGAAATAATTCCGAAATTTTAGATTGTAAAATATCTCTTAATCCCTGTTGTGCATCTCCATTAAAATCAAATAATAAAATTCTAAGATCAGCTCCAAAATCAGGATTAAATACTCTTTCACCTTGATTAGTTAATAAATAATTAAGCAAATTAGCTTTTATTTGATCCCTAGTTTGATAAGTAGTATTAAAGACAGCGGGACCATTAATAGGAAAACTAAATCCTATTCCTGTCCTTCTACTTATATCAAGGGGGGATTGATTTGGAACTATAGTAGCCATATTTTATTTTATAAAAGCTCCAATTTGATCTAAAGATACTTGCCCTGGGGGTAGAGCACCATTAGCAGAATCCATACCGGGTTGAGGTCTAAAAGTTCCCTGGAGATTATTAGTAGTCATAGTTTGAGCTGTTTCTCCTAAAATATCCTTATATGAACTTCTTAAATTATTTCCTATCCCTTCAGAGGGTTGAGGCATAATTCTATTTTCCGTAATAGGTGCAGAAGATCTACTTTTTACAGCTTCTAATAAAATCTCCTTTAACTCCTCATGTATAACCTCTCTAGTAGCTTCTTTAATTATTTCTTTTAGTTTTTCTACTTTCATCTTATTATTTGTTATAAATACTACAATATTAAAAATTATTATCTTTCTTTTTTACGTATTCTATTTCTTCTTCTATTCTTGGATTGTTTTTTTCTTTCTTTTCTATCTTGTTTTCTATCTTTACGAGCTTCTTTTCTAGTTATCTCTCCGGATTGTCTAGCTTCCCTTCTTTCTTTTGTATCACTTCTTCTATCCTTACGTTTTAATTGTCTAATTTGTTTAGCCGTAAAACGTGGTGGCAAACCTGGTATTTCTATATCTTCTATATCAGTTGAAGGAATAATAGTTTGGAATCCTTCTAAATTTTCTAAATCTATTGTATCTAGCTGATTTTCAATAGAAATATTAGGATCATTTACAAAAATCAAATTATAATTATCTATTTGAAACTGCATTTCCTGAACTAATACCTCGGGGGCATTAGTAAATGAAAGTTCTGTAGCTAATGACACCCCATTAGTTTCATTTAAACCTAAAACTCTAGTTTGGGTAAGTTCCCCATCATTAGTTACATATTGTAATGTAAGCCTAAAACCCTTATAAAATAACGGATCATTAGAATTAGGAGCTAATCTTGCTAATAAGTCTTCTTCCTCACTTACATTTTGTCCTGGGTTACTTGAGTTGCCTGATTGTGCTAATGCATTATTTAATTCCTGACCTAATCCATTTCTAATTTCTTCTAAAGAAGTTGCTCCCGACTGTGCTATATAATTTATAAAGACTACTAAATCAAATATTATAGTAATTACATCTAAAAGAGTATTTATAACTTGTAGAGTATCCTCTAATTTTTGAGCTATAGGAGGAGTTGCATCAGCTATTAAATCTGAGGCTCCATTTACTTTTTCAGATTGGGTTATTAATTGATCTAAAGTTTGGGCTAATTGAGTTATAATATTTAAAGGTAAGCCTACTCCTATAGGTGCACCTGTAGGTATAGCTAAGGTAGTAATAAGTCTAGTAGCTGTATTTACAGAGTCACTTACTATACCTAATGTTGTCCCTGTTTTACTTAAAATATTTAAAATTCCTTGCACACTAATAATAGATGCTTGAATAATGCTTAAGGATTTAACTGTTTTATTAAGAACAGTTTGATATTCAGCTAAAGTTATGGCTAATGCATCTTTATCTTGTTGTGGTAAAAATTGATAAGTTTGTTGATAAATAGTTCTTACAAATGCAGGATCCTTTAGCATAGAAGTATCAAATAAGGGATCACGATCTTTTCTAGCTCCTCTATTTTTTTGTTCTTTTTTCTGATTTCTAAAAGCTTTATTGGATTGTCTATTGCCTGCTTTAACTTCTCTAATTTTATCCCTAGCGCTATTTACATCTACCTTTTCTTCTTCTCTAATATCTCTTAAAATTTCTCTTTTCTGGGCTTCTGTAATTTGACCTATTTCAACTTGAAAATCTAATTCTTCTATAGCTTGATCAAGATCTCTATCAAATTCTGCTTCCTCTTCATTTCGAGCTTCCCTAGCGTCATCTAATAATTTACGATTATCTTTTCTTCTTCGTTCATTATCATCTCTTCTTTGTTTATTATCATCTCTTCTTTGATCCCTATCTTTCTTTTTATCATCTCTTTTTTCTTTCCTTTCCTCTTTATTATCATCTCTTCTATCCTTTCTATCATCTCTTTTTGTATTTCTTGCATCCTGCCTCTCTTGTTTTCTAGCTGCTCTTTCTTCGGGAGTTAATTTTTCTCTTTTTTCTTTATCCCTTTTTCCCCTATTTTCTCTTTTTTGCTTCCTTTCATCTTCATTCTTTTGTCTATCCTCTGCTCTAAATTGTTCTCTTTCATCGGCATATATGTCATTTTCTTCTCTTAAATCAGCTTGATATTTGTATAAAGCAGCTCTACGTAATCTTGTTTCTTCTTCAAAGGATATGACGCGATCTAAACCTCTTTTATTTTCTTTAACTTCTACTAATTCGAAACCATAATCTCCAGGATCTATAACACCATCATCACCAACTATAGTTCTTTTTGTTCTTCCCTGTCCTAAAGAAAAAAAACCTGCATCAATGGCAGTTATATCAGTGGAGTCAGCACCCTGGGTTATTAATTCCCTATAATCTCCACTTACAATAGCATCTTTTAAATTACCATCAAATTTTTTAGTATAGGGTTTAATATCTTCTATTACAGTTCGAGGTTTTCCTAATATTACTACGGTAGTTTCATCAGGTGGGGGTAAGAATCTTATAATAGTACTGAAAGTGGATCTATTAGTTAAATCATCTATTCTTTTAATTTCGGCTCTATATACTGCTTTAATATCAGCTAAAGCCTGGGTATGTCTAGCACTACGTGAAGTTTCTAATTCATTACGTTCAGCTCTTCGTTCTTGCCTTTCCTCTGATTTAGCTTTAGACCGTTCAACTAATTTTTCCTGAGCTTTATTACTTAATGTTATTAATTTACTAGCAAATAGTCCTTCTAATGTCCAGGGTATTGGAAGATCAAACCCAATTTTAGATTCAAGTTTTCTTTCAAAAGTATCTAAAGTATTATCTGCCCACTGAATACCTTGTCTAATAGCTATATCATCAAGCTTAAATACCTGATCTCTAGCTAATTTGAGAAGTCTTGCTGTAAGAGATTTAAAACTCATTATTTAGAAAAAGTTACTTTGGATTTATAATTTTCTATATTATTTAATATAGTCTGTGCAGCATCTCTTATATCTCCTCCTATAGTTAATAAACCTGAATTAGCTGTTTCTTCTGAAGTTAACATGGGGTTAAGTTCAAAATTATTTCCAAGTGATATTAATATATTAGCAAGATTTTCTATATCCCCTAAGAATTTATCCCCTAATATTACTGGTTCTATAGTTGAAAAATCATTACTACCTAGTAATATTTCCGCTTGATTTCCTACAGAAACAGATAGACCTTCTACAGCGTCTATATTTACGGATTCTTGGGTATTTAGATTAATAGAATCATTAGAAGATAATAAAATGCTATCGTCATAAGCATTGAATAATAATCTACCTGCATTTAGTATAATTTGTGAATTAGAATATGTTTTGGGGTCTTTAGGTTCTAATCCACTATCATATGATTTATATTTATTGGATGCAACATCAATAGGGATTTTTTGAGTAGAAGTTAAATAAATACTACTTTCATCTTTATTAATATCTTCAACCTGGGGTACCCATGGATCTTTACCATCATCATGTTGGTCATTTCTTAGAATAGTAATAGGATCTCCATTCGTACCTACTATAGACCATGGGTTAAATATATTAGAATCAGTAACAGTAGAACCAAATCTCAAAGATTGACCCCACCTACCTTCATGTATTACATCCCCTTCAAAGGCTTGAGTGTTTTTTACACTAAGTCTTTCCATAAATGTGTTACCTAAATTTATTTCTGTACCTTCATCAGTAACTCTTCTCACTGTGCCTCCTTCTGTTTGGAGATAATCCATAGTTTGGGATTCAGGAATAGAAAGATCAGATAAGGCATTAGGTATAGCATTATGATGGTTGCTATTCCATACATTAACAGATTGAAAATAATAAAAACTTACATCATTCATATCCACTTGAATATCAGCATTGGGTAAAGCCATAATGTATACTAATTCATTAATTAAGGGATAATTCTTGAGGTTTGGAAATAAAGGTTTAGCTACAGTTTTATTATTAAGACCTCTATTATTTTCTTTTATTCTAGAAAATAGGATTGAACCAATACCTGACCATTCTCCTAGATTTTTAAATTTAGTTTTATCTGTTTTATCATCCAATAAAACAAATTCCACCCTAGCTGGAAATATGCCTACAGGTGATTGGGTAGTAGTAGCACTAGGGTTTAAATATGATAATCCTGTTCTACTTTGTGCCATCTCCCTGAGTTAGTTCTTTTATAGTACCCTCTAAACCATTTAATAATTGTTCTTTTTCTTCATCGGATAAACCAAATTCATCCCCTGATGTACTTGATTGTAAAGTTCTTTGTACTATACCAGCCATTTTGACTAGTTGTTCATTATTTTTAATACTTATTTCTAAATATTCTTTTATTAAAGGAACTATTAAAGTAGCATCCCCTATTTCTTGTACTAAGGGTTTTAACTCTTGTATTAAAGCCGTTACCTGAGTGTTTTTTTGTTGTTGAAGATCATAGATTTCCTCCAACAAATCGGAGAACTTCTTATCCTTAAATATGACAGAATCTAATAACCCCATTTTTCTTATAAATATATTAGAAAAAAAATATTATTAGAAACCTCCTAATTCATTAAACTGCCCATACTTTTCATCAAAAATGGAATATAATACTTTAGCGTTTTTAGTTATTTGAGGGGTTTTAACATCCATCATTTCCCTAATATAAATGTATAAAGCCTTTTTATTAAATACATCTATATTATCCCTTTTCCTAAATAATTCTAAAATACAATCTGCTACCCTAGCATCTTCAGGTTTAGGAAATAGGTTCTGTAGATTATCGGAGCAATATTCAATGTAATAATCCATAAATAATGATAGTCTATCTTTTGGGGTATAACCATTAAAAGATAAATCTCCCCATTCTAAATCTAACTCATAATGCATTTTTGGGTGAGCCGCTATAGAATTAGCATCATCATTAGCCGAACCATCATCATTTTGACTTAATGAATAATTACTAAGTAGTTTTTTATAATTTTTTTCATTATAAACTATAAGATATCTTTTTACTATAGTACCAAAATATGAGTAAGCCTTAGCCCCTTTAGAGGGGTCAAATAAATGAATTTTAGAAAGAAGAAATGTAATTATTTCATGTTGTAAATCCTCTAAATCCTCTACATCCGTATTATAAAATTTAAAGGTATGAATTATGTTTTCTGTTAACTTATAAAAAGGCCAATGTATATAATCTTCATAAGTGTCACTTCTTTCCTGGGAACACTCACTATTATTATATCTAACTATAGCATCTTCTGTATCTTTAGTAAAATATTGTCTTTTTTGTTTTTGTGCTTTATGTCTGGCTATTATTCGATCCATCCTTATCTATGGTTTTAATGTTAAATTCATTAAGAATTTTTTGTAATTCCATAACCTGATTAAAGAAAAAACCTATTTCATCGTCTGATTTAAAAGAACCTTTACTGTCTAACTTTTTTAATTTTTCATCTGTTAGATCTATAACTTGTGATAACCTTTCTAAATAACCTAAATAACCTAATATAAGATCTTCAGCTGTTTCATTTTTGCGTAATAAATTAAGAGTAGTATATCCTAACACTCCTAATAAAACTACTAATATTCCTATAATAATATAACTAATCATAAACTATCTAACATACTTTTTAAACCTGAACTACTAACTGAAGATAATGCTTTTTTCTTCGCTGAAGTTGATGGTTTAGGTGAAGGGGGGGTTGTAGTTTTATTGAATTTTGGTAACCATTCTTTTTCAAATTCTATTCTAGCTGACATCAAATCTGCTTGATGAAGAATAAAAGGTAAGCTTGTACGTGGTTTTTGTTCTGGCATAAATGTTTTTAAATATTTTACATTTGCATCATCATATAAACCATCATGAGTTTGAATAGCTAACATTTCATTAAATGTATAAGAAACACCATGGGATTGTAACATAAATAATCCCCTATCTGGAACAGATGCAAAAGGTACTTCTTTATTAAACATGTATTCTTCTCCTAACTTTTCACGTCTCCATTTATCAGTCTGGGGGATATAGGAAGCACTATTTTCATCACCCATTTTACCTAGGTCATGGTTAATAGCTGAGAATACTAGTTCTTCGATAGTAAATGTAGACCTATCCATTTCAAATTCACACCACACATCATATATTTTAAGTGATGCTGCAACAACACGGTTTACATGATCAACATACCCCCCGGGGAATGAATTGTGATATTCCTTCTTATGGGCCGCTGGCATAAGGGATATTCTTTCCTCATATTTTTTATAAAAATTAAGTAATTTTTGTTGACGTTCCCCTGTAATATATTTTTCAATATTACCCAAAAATTCAATCCAATTAGACTGAATTTGTTCTGCTGTTAAACTCATATATTAACGTAAGTTGGAAGTATTATTTAGTTCTCTACCGTCCAATGGTTCACGCTCAAGCTGGGTAGCAATATCCTCAACAACATCGTTGATATTACTTAGTTCATTTTTAATATCCCTGGGATTAGTATTAGTAGAAACCATATTATTAATAATAGTTAATTTAGTCTGGATAGACTGTAGTTTACGAAAGAAGTACTCTCTATTTCTCATAGTTTAATTTTATAATTTTGAAACCTTTAACACCTATTTTTTTCCATAAGTTATTATGTTTCATTAACATGTTCTGAAGATACGAAAAATATTCCGGGTAGTCACGTTTTTTGTGAAGAGTTTTTGTAGAAATCAATAATTTTTTTAAGAGTTAGGCACTTTTCGTACTCTTCAAACTCCTCAAAAAATAAAAGTGATTCATATAATGCTATATTCATCGTATCTCCTCCATACCTTAATAGGGCTTCTTTATGAGTAGGTTCATCTAAATCAAGGTTAACTAAATAATTATATGCCTTAGTAAAAGTTAAAAATTCATAAGCCCTTACTAAATCATCAGAATCTAAAGAAGTATTATCTTTTATCATATTTTCCATAAAGTTCCCCCCTATATTTTTATAACCATTAATAAGTTTTCTAAACATAGCTACCCAAAAAACAGGAGTAGTAGTAAAATCTTCATATGATGTTGCATTAATGGGGGTACCATCTAAATCCTCATTATTAGAAAATAAAGAAAAAATACGGGATAGGTTCATATTTATAAATACTTAAGAATGTAAAGATGCTAATTCTCCCTCTATACCAGATATTTCAGCACAAATTTTAGCGTATTCTTGTATTATATTTACTTTTTTGGGATTATCAGGATGATATTTCCATAAATCATCTTTCATATTAGCTAGGTCCGCTAATTGATTAATTAGATCCATTCTATCTTTTACTTCTTGAGCCATAGGTAATAATTATTATATATTATTAGATACGTAACCTTGTTGCTCTGCTTCCTCCTGTGTTATCCACTCTACACCATCTAATACTGATCCAGTTGGTATAGATCCATTAACCCCTAACACCCAATCTGTTCCATTAGTATACCATGGATAACTATAAATTGTGGTACGTTGGTTGAGTGGTTGAGTTGTATTTAAATTATAAATATTTGAAGATGCTGTTTGCACTTCTCCTTTAGTTGTATATTTGTAATATTTCATATTAGAATATTGAATAATGTCCGTTTATGTCTGTTTCAATATTTAATTGATCACTAGCTTTATCTCCTTCATATACAATAAATTCTTGCATACTCCAATTAGCAAAATTAGCTGTACCATACCCTAATACAAAAGAACTAACCCCATTATCTAAACTACCATTAATAGTTAGTAAATGCTGTGAATTGAAACTTGTAAATACTTCTCCTCTATTAGTTGGTGTATATGCAGCGGAATTTTTTCTATAGGTATTTGACAAATAATTAGGATCATTTCTTGTATTTGTTGATGTATTACCGTTTTGTGCTATTAATTGAAATCTTGTATCCTCTCGATATAAAATAGCTCTGTCAGTTGATACCTTACTTACTGAGAAGAAATAATGTTGCCCCGTTGATGGTAAGTAATCGGTTTTTGTTCCCGAAAGATCTAAATGTGATCCATTGCTTGCAGCTAATGCTGTGATTAATGGTTTGCCGTTTTCTTTTAATACAGCGCCACTTGATACTATTTGTGGTTGATTAGCATCCGTAGTTTGTTCTAAATCTCCACCATTACCACTTTGATCATACCATTTTGCTACAAAACCATCACCACTTCCACAGTGGGTTAATAATGCAGCTTCATCAAGATTACCACTACTATCAAACCCAATATCAGCATCAACATTTGAACCATTACGTACTTGTACACAAGGTCCAGAATAAGTAGAACTTAATCTACGTACACTATAGGCAACTCTAACATTAGCGCTATACCGGTCAAGTAATAAACTAGGTTTAATATTAAGACTATAATCTCCAGTTCCTCTTAATCTAATATTTCCATTTCCAGTAATATTAGATGGGGTAAAAGTAAAACTTCCAGTTCCATTAAAATTACTATTTACAGAAGGAATAACCACCCCAAATATATAATTGCTAGAAGATACTAATGTAACCTGAGATATAGAGGAAGAACCGGCAGCAAATCCTATACTAGATGTATAAATATCTGGTCCTGACCTACCATCATCCTCAAAAATAAGATAAGCCGAATTTCCTGAATTTCTAAAATCAAAAAGAGTTGAATTCAAAAGTGAGGAAGTAACTATTCCACTTCCTATTAATTGAGTTGAACTAAATGATCCCGTAATAGGCATAATAAACTTTATTATAAATATAGAAAAATACCCCCAATATAGGGGGTATTAATCTAATTAAATAATTAACTTACGTACTCAAGTGCCATATTGAATAACTCTTGATTAACTTTTTGATTTTGAGCGAAGTTCTTAATTTTACGAACTTTACGGGTTTTAACTCCGTAATTATATTCAAACATTCCGTGAATTACTTTTTCTTGAAGTAAGTTAAATGTTGACCAAAGCGAACCATCAGCATCCTCATTACGAGTTGGTTCAAGCAATTCTTTATAATCAATGGTAATCGCTTTTAACTTATCTTCTGAAAAACGAGTTGAAACAGCTTTTTTAGCAAATTCAATTAATTGATCTTGATCCAATTTGATTTCTTTCATTTTATTCATTGAATCAACCGTTAATGGAAGTTGTTCCATAATACCATTAATAGTATTTTGTAATTCTTCAAAATTATAATGAATATGTCGAATTTTCATACTACCAAAATCTTCAGTAGAAATAACTAAACCA